CATGGCTTAAGAAGAAAGAGAAGGTTGAGGTTGAAGAAGAAGAGGAGGAAGATTAATGGCTAAAATTATGCCGCAGATTACAACATCTGCAACATCTACATCTGACGTACCAACACAGAAATTTGCTGGTGTTGATGCTGCTGATGCTAGCAAAATTGTTGTCGTAACTTCTGACCCCACTAGTGGTGATACATTTGATTATGCTGATCCTAGTGTAATTGCTGGAGGTCGTTGGCAAGACGGTGATGCCGCAACTGACGTTGTTCTAGAGACTAGTACTGATAGCGTTGGTATCGGGACAACCAATCCAGCTTCAAAACTTCATGTAGAGACAGCCTCCTCACATTGCTCGATTACGCTTACACGAAGTGAACAGGGCACCGGTGATGTGGGTCTTAATATGGAAGGCGGTACCGGCGGTAAGATTTGGTATGTCATTCAGCAAGCCGGCTCTGACGACCTTACCTTTTGGGACTCGAACGGTGATGCTGCGAGGGTAACATACAAGTCAGGCGGCAACGTCGGCATTGGTGTTACAGATCCTGATACTACCTTGGAGGTGCTCGACACTACGACGCAGTTGAAGCTGTCATATGACGACTCGAACTACGTGACGTTCGCCGTAGACTCTGGCGGCGACATGACCGTAACTCCGTCTGGGGCAGACTCGTCGTTCGTATCTTCGACCAAGCTGGTCGTCAAGAATACAGATGACTGCATGCTGGAGCTTGACGCAGGGAACGGAGGCAACAGCGCCAGGCAATTCAACCTTCGCAGCGAGGGCGCCGGCGGTGACACGCGGCTGGCGATTGGAAGCATCGACGCCGACGGAACCGACGCCCTCAACATCATGGGAAGCACTCGCCGGGTCGGCATTGGCGACATCGACCCTGGCACCATGCTCCAAATCAAGGGCACTGGGGAGTCTGGGCAGGAGCCATACCTCACCCTGCAAAACAGCACCGCAGAGAACGACGACGGCGAGTGCGAGTCCAAGATCATCTTCGAAGACCACGGCAACAACGCCCTTGGTCAGATCGAGGTCAGTCACGTCGGAAGCTCCGACGACGAGAAGGGTCAACTGATCCTCTCCACCAACAACGACAGCGGCTTGCAGACTGCGTTGACCATCAACGAGGCGCAGAACGTTGGTATTGGCGTATCCGACCCGGATACTCCGCTTGAGGTGTTCGACACCTCGACGCAGTTGAAGCTGTCGTATGACGGGAGCAACGCTAGCACCTTCACGGTCGATGCCACCGGAGAACTGACCATCGACAACAACTCCAATGTATACACCTTTGGGGATTCTGGCGGCAGCCAGGTAATAGTCGTCGACGCCGCCGACGACAGCAACTCGGACCTCTACCTCAACACGGATGCCCACCACCTTTGCATCCGTGCAATGGGCGGGTTCAACCAGGGCGTCATCAGCCTAGGCGACGACTGCGGAAGGCAGCTTGTCCTTTGCGACGCCGACATGCGGGGCGAGGACTGGGAGCACGATGTTCAGACCAACCCGACTCTCTACATCCACAGCGCCGAGGATCCGGACACCGACGAGACTCAATGGCTAAGCCTCCACCACGACCAGACCGACGCCCAGCTAGAGGTTGGAAAAGGCAGTCTGGTTCTTAAACCTGCAATTGCAACTGAGTTTTATGCTAATACTGTTGCTCCAACAATTCCTGCAGGAATCTCTGGTGCTGTTACTAGCAAGGTACAATCTAAGCGTACAATCGGTGGAATAACTGAATTGACGACTGTCTTGACAGTTGATCTTGGCAATGGCTCAGTTGTATCCTCAGGTACACAGTATGATTGTGTTGCTTATAATAATAGTACTGCTGCTTATGTTGCTGATTTTCAAGACAGCACTTATGGTAGTGTCTTTGACGTCAAGTTGGTCTGGACAGAAGCTCCGATGATCAGTACCACAACCATTAAGATGGCTCTAGTTGCTCAGACTGATGGCACTAAAACATTTGATGAAGGTCTTAGAGCTAGTGGTTATGTAGATATATCAAACCTACCAGGGGTGAGCGCTCAAACTACTGATGCTGGACTGATCTATACAACTGCAGGTACGATCTTGAGTGGTGTTGGTGTATCTGCTCCTATTAATATGCTTCTAGACGGTTATCGTTATCTGTATTTTTGCAATGCTGATACAAATGCTGGGACATATACTGATGGTATCTGCAAGATTATTATAACTGGATATGATCTCTAAGTGTGGCTAAACAATCTAAGAAAGCTTTAGAAGAAGTCAAGAAGTGTCAAGGAGACTTTGCCTACTTCTGCAAGTATCTTAAGATTCTAGATAAGAGTGGCAACATTGTTCCCTTCAAGCCAAACTATGCACAAAAAGATTTCTATCAAACTTTAGAAAAAAATCCGTGGATATATACTTTGAAGGCAAGGCAGTTGGGCATGACAACTGCAATTGCTGCGCACCTCTTTTGGAAAGTACTTTTTACGCCCAACTTTAAGTGTGCCGTTCTGGCACATACTCAACAGGCATCAAAGAACATCTTTGAGATCTACCATAGATTTCATCAATACCTACCTAAGTTTCTTAAGTTTAAGTGTGATACTTCTAACGTTAATGAGTTAAAGTTCTTTCATGGCGGTGGCTTGAAAGTATCTTCAGCTACATCTTCTCACTTTAGAGGTTCAACATTTAATGCAATCCATGCATCAGAGCTTTGCTTCTATAATAATTTAAAAGAAACAATTGCATCAATCTTCCAGACTGTTGCTGATAACTCAGAGATCATTATTGAAACTACAGCCAATGGACTTAATGAAGGCTATAGGCTATGGATGGAAGATAATGGTTTTGGTAAACTGTTTATTCCATGGTATACAGATAAGACCTATGTCTCCGCTCCCTTACCTAACAAAGGGTTAGATGAGTTCGAACGTAAGTACAAAGCCAAGTATAACCTCACCAACAAACAAATGGGATGGGTTAGGAAGACTATCGATATTAGGTGTGGTTCTGATATCAATATCTTTCATCAAGAGTATCCTGCTTCTGCTGCACTAGCCTTTATTACAACTGGTACTAAGTTCTTTAATTGTTCTTTCCCTGAGGCTATTAAACTAGAAGAAGAGGGTCTAATAGAGTACTCTCCTCCTGTACAGTATCGTTCATACGCCATGGGAGTCGACTCTGCAAGTGGTTCACCAACTGGTGACTATTCTGCTGCAGTTGTTGTTGACATCACTGATAGACGAAAGATGTTTGTAGCTGCCACCTATTACAAGAGAGAACCCCTCTCAGAGTTCGCTTCAGCCTGTCTATTGTTAGCTAAGAGGTATGATGCCCTAGCCTGTATAGAATCTAATAGTATTGGTATGTCCGTCATAGACAGATTCCAAATGGATAATTATGTGCACCTTTATAGGAGAACACAGTTTGATAAGATTGGTAACCAGTGGGTGGAGAAGTTAGGATTTAATACATCACCACAGACTAGACCAATGATGTTGGCTAGATTGCAAGAACATATTAATAAGAAGTGGTTAAGCCCGGTGTGTCAAAGAATCAAATATGAAATTAATTCTTTTGTATATAATCAGAATGGCAAACCCGAAGCAGCCTCTGGTCAACATGATGACCTTGTGTTTGCTACTGCCTTGGCTTTGATGAGTATCGATCAGGCAGACTCTTATACTATGGAAGTTGAACAGAAGAGTAAGCCACATACATTGGCTGGAATTCTAGAATGGGAAGCCAACACAGGAAAGCTTTATAAAGACAATCAGAGTTTCTTTGATGACGAACCTTTGTTTAAGAATCCAATGTCGACTGCACAGCAGTTAGACAAGAAGTTAGGAATTGTATGAGTGAAAAAGTAGACTGGAAAGCACTCAATGAAAAGGTTGCTAATATGAAACCTAGAAGAAAGGGTACCTCTCAGCTTACCTTTAGAGAGATTGAAGAAATTAAAGAGAAAGTATGGTGGGAAGAGTACGATGTCCCTGGTGGTATAGTTAGATTGGCTAAAGAGTATAACTGCCCTAAGGGACTAGTCTCAAGATATAAAACATTAACCGCCCAAGGAAAGGGATGGAAAGGTTAATCGTAATATTTGAAAATTTTGTATATTTATTATGAAAAGTGTGGGGCATAACCCGTCGTGACAGGCACGTAAAACTGGAGGTAACAAATGCCACTTTTGGACAATACAGCGTTAGAAAGCCTAGGAGAAGTACTAGACCAAGACTTCGAACCCAAAGCTGATGATTCCTCGCTAGAATCGAAACAAGAGGAACAGGTAACACCTGAGCCTCAAACAGAAGAAGCTCCCTCGGAGGAGTCAACAGAAGTAGATGAATCTGGACATCCGATTCCATATGGCAGATTCAAGAGTGTAGTTGAGACTAGGAATACACTGCGGAGTGAGAACGATACTCTCAAAGCTCAATTACAAGAAATGGAGAGTCGATTTAAGAATATTAAGACTCCTGTTGCTGGGTCGGTTGAACCATCCCCTACGGAACAGACAGATTGGTTAGATGATTATCTTGCAAAAGATACTGTTCAATCTGGAGTACCCGAAGGTTATCGTGATGAGACTACTCAATACCAGCAATTAGATTCTAGGATTCAACAGTTTGAGATTAGAGAAGCTCAGAGTGAACTTCAACTTGAACTGCAATCAGCAAAGGCTAAATACCCTGCTGTTAATGATGACATTCTTCTTCATGCAGTCATTCAGGATCCCACTGTGGATGTAATGGATGTTGCAGAAAAGTATAATACTTATGTTGCCTCAATTGAGGAAAGAGCAATTGCTCGCCATCTAGAGGAGAACAAGCCTAAGGCTGCTCCTAGATTAAATGGTGTTTCTTCTGGGCATACCCCAGGCAGCAATGCTGCCAAAGGTAAGCCAAGAACTATGGCAGAAGCCCGTGCTGCTGCTTTAGAATTTTGGAAAACTAGCTAACATAAGGAGGATTTTATAATGCCAGCTACTTTAGATACGCTTGATTCTGTCCTAAAGGAATTTTATCTCGGACCAATTCAGGATCAATTAAATAACGAGGTACTCGCACTTGAACTCATGGAGAAGGCAAGTGTAGATTGGAGTGGGAAGAGGGTTATCATCCCTGTTCATACTTCTCGGAACTCCGGTGTAGGTTACCGGGCAGAAGGTGGTACGCTACCTACTGCTGGAAGTCAGGGCTTTGCTCAACTTCAGGTACAAGCCGAGTTCATGTATGGTCGGTTCGAAGTTTCTGGACCTGCCATCGCTGCTGCCAAGACTGGTGGCAAAAACTCATTCATCAGCTATGTTGATGCTGAGATGACCAAGCTCGTTTCGGATATCCGCAATGAGGCTAACCAAACCACTTTCTCAGGTGGTCGTGTTATCGGTTATCTAAATGAGAAGAAAGATAAGGGCAACGGCGCGCTGTGGGAGTTTAGTGGTGACATTGCTAAACTTAAGGAGCTTGTTGATGAAGCACTGGCAGTAGATAAGCTAGCTTTATGTGTTCTTAATGGACGAGATCTACAACCATGTGATCCAGGGGATGCTGCTGATTCAATTGCTGACTGTATAGCTGTCAATACAACTACCGGTCTTATCACTCTTAATACGCTTGATACTACCGGTGTTCCTAATGGTGTTGCTTGTCCAGTACTGCTCCGCGCGGCTGACCAGCCCGCTGTCGTGCTTGCAGCCGCAACAGTTAATTCAGCATTGGCTGGTGTATTTGGTCTTGCCGGTGCTGGAGGTACCAATGAGCCGCAAGGCATCTTCTCTAACCTCTCAGATCCTGTGATCTTTGGTAATGGTACGGACGGTGCTGCTGCTGCTCCTAACACGGTGAGGGATGGTTCTGGTGAGCTAATCGGTAATGTGCATTCAGGTGATGATGGCGGCGATGACAATCGTGCTGCTCTTAGCCTAGGTGAACTGCAGAGACTGGTTGATCAGATCGATGTAGAGTCGGGTGAGGCTCCGGACATTTTCTTGGTGCATCCTGTCTTCCGACAGGCATATGCTGGGTTAATGGTTGCTACTAGTAATAACAACAACAACTTGGTTGTTGATACTACGTCCGCTGGAAAGGGAGATGCTGGGTTCAGCGCCTTCTCTTTCAACAACATTCCATTCAGGTCCTCTAGGCATGCTCCTAAAGGTATGGTCGTTGCTTTGCATACGCCCTCTTGGAAGCTTTGTGAGTTGGAGTCTGGCGGCTTCGCTGACCTAGATGGTGCTGTTCTCAGCCGAACTGCAAATGCAGATAAGTGGGAAGGGTTCTATCGCTGGTATTACAATCAGGTTTGTCTCCGACCGGGTGCTAATGGCATCTTGGTAGGTTTTGACTTCCCTGGTGCTGGCGACGGCGACTGAGCCCTAGACTAGGCTAAATTAGGCTTTAAGGGGCAGGATGGTTCACACCGAACTGTCTTGCCCCTTTTTTGTATTAAGGAAGATATGGACTTTATATTACCAATTTTTATGTTTTTAGGAATAGTTTTTGTAGTCCAAGTGAATATTATCACTTGGCTTTTTACTGAAAGGCTATACCATAAAGTTAAAGAAGAAAAGGCAGTTGAGAATAGAAGTCCAGTTTCAGGTTATGCCACAGTGTTTGCAATGGAGGATGACTAATGGCTTTTAAATTTGGTAAAGGTGAGGGAGTCCCGGGTCATGAACGACGTATGGCTGCTTTAGAAATGCAAAGGAAGAGGGAAGAAGAAAGTGCTATGGGTGGCGCAGAGGGTGTTGGATTGGGTTTAAGTATTATAGGCGCAGTTGCTGGAGGCATAATGGGCGGTCCTGCAGGAGCAGTCGCAGGTTGGAAAGGCGGAGAAGCTCTAGGTGGACTAGGAAAAGCTGCTGTAGCATCAGGTCAAGGTAGATCGGGTGAAGCTTCAGAACATCTTAAAGGGGCAGTTAGTTCTGGTATTGCTGCATACCCGGGCATAAGTGATACTATGAAAGGAGGCGAGGGTGTCGACATCGCTCCTGCTGGATCTCCAAGCTTGGGGGTAGATACAGAACTTAAACTCGATGAGGACTTATATGACGAAGATTTCCTTAAGATGTTTAAGGAAAGATATGCCAAAGGGAAATCATCATAATGGACTATCCTAATCTAAAAACTCCTTTAGCCAAAGCTAAAACAGATAAGTCAACTTATACTAGATTATGGGACTTGGCTTTAATGTATTTACAAGGCAAACAACACATTGTCTATGACAAGAATTTAAAGTCTTATGTTACAGCCAGGATGGATCAACATAAGGCACAGTATACAGTCAACCTCTTAGTTAACATCTATCGACACATCGTTTCTAGACTGGCAGTTGAGTATCCCTCAATTTCAGTTCTTCCTGCCTCTCCTTCAACAGAGGATATTCTAAAAGCTAGATCCTCAGAAGAGGCACTTAAATATTATTGGCACAATAACAACATGAAAGAAGTTATTAATGAAGCCGTTAAGTGGCTTGTTAGTACTGGTAATGTTGGACTACAAACATTCTATGATCCTGATCTAGAGTCAGTTGGTACTAAGGTAGTTTCTCCTTACGATATATTTTATGAATATGGTGTCAAAGGACCAGAGGAAAGTCAATGGGTTGCCGTTAGGCAAGTTGTTGTTAAAGAAGAATTAGAGAAGCGCTTTCCTAGATTCAAGGATAAGATATCAGCATTACCAGATGCAGTAGTATCTTATGGTGGTGGTAGCTGGGAAGACGTACCAGAAGGTAGAGCAGAGATTTATGAAGTATATTGGAAGGATGGTAGATATGCTTTGATCAACGGGGACTTACATCTATTTGAAGGAGAATACCCCGTTGGCGCAACGCCTGTACAACTAATTCGTTATACCGATATTCCCTATAGTTTATGGGGAGTTGGTCTTGTCTCTAATCTATTAGATCTACAATCACTCTATAACAGAGTTAGAAATCAAGTTGTTGATAATGTAGACCTTATGAGTCACCCTAAGTGGTTGATCCCTAAGACAGCAGGTGTGCCTGCTAATTCAATCAAGGGTAAGCCGGGGGAGAAGATTTATTATAATGCTGCTAGTCCTCCACCACAACAGATTGCTGGTGCTGGATTACCACAGTATGTTATGAACCATATTCAGCAATTGCAAAATGAAATGCTAGATGTTGCTGGACTACATTCAACATCAGTTGGAAAGAGGGCTGTAGGTATCAACTCTGCTGCTTCTATTAATGCTCTTTCTGAAAACGATACTTCGCAACTTCAAGTAACACAACAGAATATTGAATATGCTGTACAGAATATAGCTAAAACAATTCTAATCTTCATGAAGGAATATTACGATAAACCAAAGATGATGAGAATGTTGGATGGTCAAGGTTCAGTTGTATTCAAGAGTATTTCATCGACCGAAGTTGTTGATACTCCTGAGATCTTTATCGAAGCCGGATCACTCTTCCGAGATGAAACTATGGACAGGAAGCAAAGAATACTAGACATGGTTGAAATGGGTATTATTGATAAGGACGAGGCTGCTGCTGAATTACACTTTAAGACAGACAACAAGTCTATCCTAGATAAACTAGCCACCATGTCACACGCTCAGGACATGCTTAAAGCTGCTGTCGCAGGAAGAGGAATTGAATTCTTCCCAACAGATGATCTAGATTTGATTGAGAGAGTCTTTGCCGAGTACATTAGAAGTCCCGACTTCTATGAACTCTCACCACATTTGCAACAGCATGTATCCAAGATTTATGGACAGATATTCCCAGCCAAGGGACAGAAGGCGCAGCTACAACAACTTAAGTCTGGTGGTGCTCAAGCTGCCAAACAACAAGGTGCAGAGGCTGCTGCTAAAAAGGCTAAGGCTAAGGCTGCTATGGATAAAGATCTTTCCTTCTTTAATCGTCCTGCGCAAACTCAAGGTAGAGGTCCTGGGCAGCCTGCAACTTCCGAGGAGGCTGCAGCCAGAGGTGCTGAAGCAGCCATGGGCGGTGGCGTAGGAGGAGGAGGTTGATATGAATACAGGAGAAATTAAGCAACTGTTTAAAGACTTTACTGATGAAGCTGATACAACTTTTATTACTGCAGCCAATGTAGAGTTGTACTGCCAAATTGGATATGATCAATTCCGTAGAAAAGTTAGTGAGTATGATCCCTTCTTTTACACTCAGACATTCACCTTTAATGTTTCAAGTGGTAATATTAATCTAAGTACACAAGCGCCTGTAGAGGAAGCAGCAGTCTTTCTACTGGGTTCTGGCGCTACCCCTACCACACCACATGGTAAGATGTCTCAACTTATTAGAGTTGGTATTCAGACTAGTAGTAATCGATTGCCCGATTATTGGATGACTGGTGCTACTTCTGAAGAGGATCTGATCAATGCTGTAAGGACTTACCTTCTAAAGGGACAAACTCTACATTTCGGTGAAGAAAGTTTAAGCGCTACCGTAAGACTCGATTATGTTCCTGTACAGAATATTAATGGGGGATGGGCTGCAGCAGCAGCCTTTGTAGATGATTTATCAGAGTTTCATGATTTAATAGCTTTATATGCATATGGCAATTATGCTATCAGAGATGGTGCTCCTAATCCTATAGTTGATAATCAATTGCTAAGGAGAGAACAAGCACTCATAAGTTACTTAAGTCATGGAAGATCTCAAGAAGCAGCTAACCATGTGAGTTACGTACCATAATGGCTGTCAAGGGTAAAGATGTAGAACTCCTAGTTGATGGGATGAATGCAGATTCAACTCACAAAGGCGCCTATATCCAGAATATGGATAGACATATTAACTGGAAGGTTCGTAAGGGATTCGGTCAGAGTACTCAATTTGACACAACCTTAGGCTGGGATGATTGGGAATTCATTAGACATGTTGGATCCAGATATCTTAAAACTAACTTTGGTCATGAGCAGATTGTTTCTATCTGTTTAATTAAAACATTTACTGGCAACCTAGGAGGTACCGGAGGTGGTAGTATACTAACTCGGGTACAAAAAGTAGGACAATATATTACAGCCTACATGGTATCGATTTATGATATCACTACAGATGAGATATGGGAAGAAATAGTCCACCCAAATACAAACGATGTTGCTCTAAATGGTACTGCGTTTAAAGGCAGCACCAATAACATGAGAGAGTTAAGGGGTCGTTATGAAACATATTTTGAAGACGATGTAGAGACAAACCTATTTGCTGATTCTGATGCTAAGTTCTTCTTCGAAGAAGTTAACGATACACTCTTTTTCGGTGATTCTAGAACAGGTATTCTAGCTTATATTCCAGCAATATTCGAAGGATCCCGCATACAATCAACTGATGGGGTACACCATAATGATTGGGCTATTGGTTATTCTGAATCCTCTAGGATAAGAAGAGTTGCACCCCGTGATGGTGACTTCGCTGATGCATATGCTTACCTAACAGAGACTGAATTTCCAAAACCTATCGACATTACCTCAGTATTAAATCGTATTGTTTATGTAGATAAGGGCGCCATCTACTTTAGTGATATAGGCAATCCTACCAGCATTATTGCTGATAACGTACTTCAAGTAGCATCAGAAAATCCAATCACAGCCGTACAAGAATTAAACGGTCAGATTCTTATTTTTACAAAGAGTGAAACCTTTTATTATCAACCTTCTGTTGGGGTTGTAGTCTCAGCAGGTAGACTGCAGAAAGTCTCTAATCAAATTGGTTGCATTAGTCCAAATACAATTGTTACTGCTGAGGGATCCGCCTTGTGGGTCGATACTGGTGGTGTATATACGAGCGCTAATGGTGTAGCGATCAACACGATATCACAAGGTATAGAAAAACTCTTTACTGATTATATTAGTAATCCTCTTTCAAACTTCTTTAATAATAGTGGTATTATATCTAATGCTTCTCTTGGCGCACTAGATCAGGGTAATCTGATTTTTAGATTCGACCCTAGACAGGTAAGTGTTACCTTCGATCACATAAGAAAAAGTTTAATATTTGCTATTCCTAAAGAAAATATAGCTATGATTTGGAACAGTGGTGGCTGGAGTATATGGAATTTTGAATCGATCGCAGCCAATACTAATCCTGAGGCTATTAAGAATATTGACAATCCATGGTTTGTTATGGGAGAAAATCAGTTATATCTAATTGGATCTCCTGACAGATATAATATTACTAATGCTGCTCGATTTATAACTGGAGTAAATATTGGCACTGGTGCTCCGTTATCTACTGACCTTACTGATCAGCCTACTACACAAACACAGGGTGGTTCATATTACATATTAGAATATGGGAGAGGCGGATCTCCTGATAGAACTGTCATTGCAAAGGATAATGGTAATAGCGCACAGTATTCAACAAAAGATAAAGTTGTTGAAGATCGTAGAACCGCTCAAGGACGCTGGTATTCCAATCCTGTATCTGGGAAGAACCCGCCAACTAGGCAAGGACAAATTGAATTTGGTGAATGGGTACCGGTTAAAAAGGGTACCCTATTGCCTAGAAGTAGATCACTTAATCAGAATACTGTATTGTATGATAAGTCATTTTTAATACCAGTATACTTTACACCTGATACTGCATGGACTCCTACTGATCCAACAACGGCATCTACTGTAGCTGCCGGATTCCCGGGATTACCTACTAACATTAGCCTCGGTTTTGATTTTGATAATGTACATTGGGCTTTCTATTTTAGAGAAAATAACTCTACATCAATTGATGACTATTATCAGATTAATGCAATCTTTCCACCTGAAAGAGTACGTTCAATGGGTGGGTGGGGTGCAGATACATCAGAACCTGTAAATGGATCACATGGTATTTTTGTTAAAAAGGGAGTAGCCGGTCTTCCTCCAACGGCGCTAGGAAGAGATGGCTGGAATGTTGATGCTATCTTTGATTATGATCAGATTCGTTCTGTAGCTGACTACCAATATGATGGGATGAATGTCAATAGAAGATATAGAAATCTACTATTCTGGCTTCCAATCTACTATACCGGAGGTAATCTAACAGGTACCAATGCTCAGGGTACTTCTTATCCTGCAGATGGAGCAGATGATGTTATGTCAGCAGGAATTACAGGGCTTGCTTCCTACTATTCTAGAACTGCACCATTTGGCGGCGGGAATCATGCTAGCTATGGTATTCAACAATGTAACCTATATCACTTTGAACCTTCTTATTTAGATAAGACATGGAGGCAAGGCAAATCTGCTGGAGGTACCATTTCTGTTAATAGTGCTGACCCTAAACAACCTATCGATTGGGTTTATAAATCAGAACAAATTGGATTAGAAGAAGCAGCACAGGTAAAGGCTAGAAGCCTATGGCTTAGAGTCAAAGCGCATGGTGTTGCAACTACTGGTAAAGCATTAGTCGCAGGAGATTGTATATACGGACAATTGAATGCTGTACTAGGTTCCGATTGGAAAGACTGGGTATCTCAATTTATTGATTATCAAGATACTGAAATCAATAAAGATATTCAAAGTATTCTTGACGAGAGTGAAGGGACAAGCGCCAATAATATTAGAAGTAGAATATATGATGCATCTGATGTTGTTAGTAAAAAGACTTTTAATAATAGTAGTATATACTGGGGCAGTGACTCGGCTTCTTCCAGAGGGAACTATCTTATTGATGATGAGGAATATGACACAATTAATATGTCAACATCCGTTAAGGGTGAGTACTTTTCATGGATGCTTTTTGGACATATGCAGGCTCCAGGAGAATCATTAGAAATTGATTCTGCAAAGGCTACAATTCGTCCCGCAGGTGGTAGAAGGAGGAAGGGTAGATAATGGCTAAAGTACGTGAAACAATTGTTATTAAACAAGAGGATAAGCAAGTACTGGATAATAGCGCATCGCGTGAAGAGTGGAGAACAAATATTAATTCACTTAACGTCACGACAACAAATAACCCGGTACAAGAATTAAAGAAAAGAGATAATGTAGTCACATTAGGTGAGGGTGAACATGGTGGCATGAAGCTTACTAAACCTACTACTAAAATTACCAGTAATACTGGGGCTACAATTGCAAGACAAGTTGTTATAGAGAAGGATGGTACAGAAACACCCTCAGCAATGTTCAATGGTGTTACCTTTATTTCTAGTAAGTCTAACCCTAGCAGGAACAATTCCTCTATCTTAATTAACATCAAATCAGGCTATGCTGTCTTCAACGGCTGTACCTTTATAAAGGATGCATCAGATCCACTAGATAATGATGGTACTGGTTGTTATATTGCTGTGCAAGAAGGTGCGAAAGCCGCTTTTAGTGGTTGTGTATGGGCTACAGATACTAGTACTAAATTAGTTGATGCTGCTGCAACAGGCGATCTTGTCTTTAATCATGCTGGGAATGATAAGTTTGATACTATAATAATTGGTGGTGTCAACGAAACAGGTTTATCTAATATTGATGGCTTTAATAATGTATTCTTTATGTTTCCATTGGAGATCTTATAATGAGTAATAGAAAAATAACTAAAGAACAGTTTACTGATGGTACTACGATCGATGGTACTCGTATAGAAAAAGCCCTAGACGATGTTGCTACTAGATTTAATAATGTAGAAAAAGGTGATTTAGAAAAGCGTTTTGTGCAAACTCAATATGTTATGGGATGCATGCCTGTCGTAAGAGATGAAGATGGGAAACTTGATCGTAATGCACGTCAGGTTGTTTTACAATGGCTGAACACAACAAATGATCTGAGGAACGGTACTATGGGTATGTTAGTCGACAATGAGGATCGCACATATACTAATAGATATAGAGTCAAGGGGTTTGGTACTGAGGATGGTGTTATGTGGAGTACTCCTTTAATCTTTAAGGAACCAGTAATTGTAAAAGATATACATGTTTTCTTTATAACAGATTTTCATGATTTTGGTACTGATAGTTATGCTATATTTAATGAGGAAGAGGCTTGGAATCAAGATACAAGTACACCCTATAATCCACTTAAACAAACTGATATTCTTCTGCACGTCGACTCTCCTTATCAGTCAGAGCAACGAGCATATAACCTTAAAGAATTATGCCGGCATGATTTTGAAGAACAAGCCTATACTATAAATCGTTATCAACAATATCCTGATTTTGCTGGTAAAGGTAGAGTTGAGTTTAATGATATGTTGCCATTATTCCCTAGAACTACAAATAATAGTAGTGCAAATCAAACTCCCATTAACGGATCGGCATTTAACTTAAGTGATATTAACACACCTATTCCCAGAGATTCTAGAGTTAGATTATCAATTAAACCATCAGGTGCACTTGGTAGTACACCGCCACCATGGTCGACTCAATATTATTCTGTGGTTATAACCATATATGAGGAAATAATAGAATAATGGCTAAAATAGATCGCAGTAAAAAGAAGTTAGTAAGAGGTGTCAAACTTACAGTTGATCACACTTATGATGTATTAAACGAAATTGGCGAAGGCTTAGAGCGCAATATTGTAGCCGATCAAATGAAACATGATAGTGCCTATTTCAGACTTAATTATCAGCTTCCGATTGCAACACCATGGACATCCACTGGGGCTGATGATGATAATAGGGTTGATAACTGGGCATATGAGTTTGGATTTGCACTACCGCCCACACAAGATTATTTCAACGCTGAAGGGAAATTAACCGCTGATACCCCAGTTCCTATTTTAGATGAAATATCTTTTGGTTTTGATCAGAGAGATGAGAACTGTTTATTATCAGGACCGGCAATGCCGAATCCGGCGCTAGCTCAAACGATCGTCAGCAACAACCAAGATGGATTGATGGAATTTGATAATGATAAAGATTCTTCCAGTATTGAGTTTGTAATCTTTTCTAAAGCGCAACAAGTATGGGATAGTAATATAAAAGAATATTCAAATGATGAGGTCTTGCGGGTTGAGTTACCAGCATCAGCCTACATGTCTAGTGTTGCGAAGCTTAATCCATACGCTCTTGGTAATTTAAACAAAGCATTTAATCCCTATAAGACATATATGTTGGCAATTAAATTAAATAACTTCTGGAAGAACTACGGTGGTGCTGATACATATGATCATAGGAGAATGGAGGTTGCATCATTAACCATATCTCTTAAATTTAAGATGCGGCTTTTAGAGCCAGATATCGCTACTGCAGCATTGACATTACAAAACTATCCTAAAGCACACTTGGATGATGATATAGGTGGTTTTAATAACTTTCCAGGGAATAGAGACGACTTTGCATGGGTTACAAAAACTCCGGATGTTGCTGCAGCAGAGAAAGATATTACTGCTCAAGCCACGAATACAGCAGTAGAAGGCGGATCCGCTCCAGGGATAGGTACAACAATAGCTGATATTGATAGAGAATTTACAAATAAGCTTAGTGGTGGTTGGAGTGAGTATGGATTATGCGCCACTGATCAGCAGATAAAAGCAGAAGCTGCATATGAAGTAATATCAGTACCTCTATTTTGTACTGGAATTCCGGCTATGGGTGTTGGAACTCCAGTTCCCGCTGCTGGAGATCAGTGGTTTCCTATTACTCAATTAAGATATGGCGCTGCGGCTAATGGGTATGCCGGTTACGATACTAATGGTAGTAGCAGATACACAGAGTTTGATAGAAGAATTATTCCCATTAAAAATCCATTATTAATCCACGAAGTACTCATGTGGTATGGTGGAACTATCAATTCAGGAGTTGGTATTAATGTAGGTGTTGGTATTGCAACGGGGCTTAAGGGTGATCAACATGATTACCAACAAGTTGCCCTTATGTCTACTAGGGGTACCGTTCCGGGTGGTGGTCCCGGCGGAGGCGATATCGATGATTTTACGATTGATACATGGAGTGTGCAACCTAATGAACCACAGGGTGATAACTCAGGATATCTTACTGTAGGTAGTGGTACCCCGGTCGGTGCCGATACTGGTGCGCACTGGTCGACTGGGAAGTTAGTTAAAATACCTCTAGTATGGGGGAATACTGATGCAACTAGAAATACAACTTACCCTATTTCAAATGACTTTGGTGGTCGACCTTTCTATGTGGGCAAAGGTACTAATATTACTGCCGCTAGAACTAATGTTGGTGTCGATGGAGGTGATGAGACTCCCGGGGCGACTAATACAGATGGTATTGAGCAATGGATTGAAGTAAGAATGACACTAGATCCAACACACAACGGACTTCAAGCTAACGATTGTCTCATCCCACCACAGGGATATTGGGTGTATCTAATCTGTAAAAAGACTTTGTGCTAAATCAGGATATATAAGAGGAGGAGTTATACTATGGCAAGTACAGCAATGAGAAAACTAGCAGCAGAAAAAGAAGCTTCTAGAGAAAGAATGAAAGAGAAGGCTAGAGCGTACGAAGGGATCGCTGCCGGCGGAGAAGACGTAGCAAGGGGCGCCATTCGACAACAGGCAGCCACAGGATTAGCTGCTGCTATTTCTGCTGGGGGTGGTGGAGGTATGGGAGGTGGCATGCTAGCTGGAGCTAGACAGACTGCCCTATCTGCAGGTATGCAAGAGGCAACAGCAGTACAAGCTGCTAGAGAAAAAGCAGGACAAGTTGGTCTTGAAACTGAACAACTAATTGCTGAAATAGGTTCTAAAGAAGCCGATGCTCAACAGAAGCGTGTTGATTATGAGGCTCAAATTCAAGCTATCTTTGCTGCTAATAAAGGATTCTTTTACGATGATAATTCCAGCGCTGCTGCAGCAATTGATAGACTAGCTGCTAACGAAGAGGATCAGGAGATTGCTGCAGAACTTACAAAAAGAGCAGAAAGAGTACGTAGCAACGAAGAGGACTTTTAATTATGGCTAGGATATTACCAACAGGATTAGCCCAACCATGGCAGTACAAAGAAAAGAAGATTGTACAACATACGCCTATGACTCAGGTTGGTCCTACAGAACTTAAAGCAATCTACGATGTAGGTAAATCCTTGTGGGACGAGGTAATATCCCCCAACATGGCAGCACTCATTGGTGCCATTGTAAGAGCCAATCAAGCTGAAGGTCCAGATAAAAAAGTCAAAGAGGCTGAAGTTATTAAAATTGCCGGAGCAATAGGCGCTAGTTCTGAAACAATGAAGAAGGCTAAAAAAGGTGCTGCTGCGGTAGCTAAACAGGGACTAAAAGAAGGAGAACGATTTCCTGGGGAATTTGCTAATCCACAAAGCGTAGCCCATAAAATGGGTAAATGGGATCCTGAAATCACACCAGAAGATCTAACTGCTAGAGAAGAGCGAAGAGTTGCAAGAGAAGAAATAACCTTCGAAGAACAACGTAATCCACAAATAGTTGCAGAAGAAAATCTATTTATTGATAAATTATATGGTAAGTTCGAAGATGGTAGCTACACACAAGAACGAATACTTAATTATTTAACATCACATGCTGAGAATCTAGCTGCTAGAGAATTTGATATAGAAAATATTAGACAAAAGGTTAATTCTTGGTGGGATGCAGAAGCACTTAAAGAACCCTCTAGAAGTTGGAGCGGGGATTTAGAAGCTGCTCGACAACAGTATCCTAATTTAGATTTAGAATTAGATGAGTCTGGTGAGATAAAAGTTATTGGTCAAGATGGAC